TTCCTAATGGGGTGGAACTGACCACTTTAATCGTTCACGCTGAATCAGGCGAATGGATTGAATCATCTTATGTGATGCCGGTTGCAAAACAAAACGATCCACAAGCGATGGGAAGTGCAATCACCTATGCTCGGAGATATGCACTCGGTTCAATCTTGAATCTGAACATTGACGATGACGATGACGGAGAGAAAGCAATGGGAAGGCAGTCAGCACCAAAGCGTGATGAACTCAATCCAAAGCACCCAAGTTGGGCAAAAGCCGTTGAGCATTTGAAGACGGGTGGATTGATGACCGACATCACCACCAAGTTTGAAGTATCTCCAGTCAATCAGAAACTTTTAATTGGCGAGAAATGAAACTTGAACTTCCAACAATTCACACTAATTTGACCGAAGACGATTGGCATCAATTGAGAAGCTCTCGTTTCACGGCATCTGAAATTCACAAACTGATGGGTACTCCGAAAAACAAATCGGAGTATCTCTCAGAAACTGCGAAGACATTCATCTTTGAGAAGGCAGCGGAATACTTAACCGGACAAAAGGCAGAGATGTATGGTCGTGCTTTGGATTGGGGAAAGGAACACGAGAAAGAAGCATTCCACTACTTTTCTCAGCAGACCGATGACTTTTACACATACTACGGAGCAGAAACATACACCTTCATCACCTATGGCGAATGGGGTGGATATTCACCTGATGCACTTGGCACACACTTGGTTGAAATCAAATGCCCGTTTAATAGCGGAAACCACCTTCAGAACTTCTTCATCACCAACAATGAACAACTAAAATCTAAACGACCTGAATACTATTGGCAAGTTCAAATGGGTATGGTTGCAACGGAGATGACTGAAGCGTTGTTCTTATCGTATGACCCACGAATGCCACACGGAAAGAAGATGACAACCACCTTGATCACTTTGGAGGAGGACATTCAAGAAATCATTGACGAGAAGTTGGCAGCTGCTGGAGAACTATTTTTGTCAATCACTAAATAAATCGTTCATTCACAAAGAACATAGTAAAATAAATTTGCATAAGTGAAAAATATGTTGTTAGTTTGGTGCATACTAAAAAACAAACTATGAAAAAGCAATCAACAATCAAAACTTATTTGACCAACAACAAACCCGAATTTCGTATCTTCAAAGATGGTATGACTACCAATGGTTCAGTAATTGTTTTAAGTCGTAATGACGAACCATTTGACAAAGTGGCTAAAATGGAATTTTACAAGATGTTGGGTTATTCTATTTTACCATTGTAATAAAAAAACTATGGACTTGATATTCTTACTCGTAATCACACCCATCACCATTGCGGTGATGTTCGTGTACTGGAAACTGAAGCAATACTTCAATGACTTTGACAAATTGCCTGAAGCATCACCGTATGAATTTGAAAGGGACAACTACATCCCCGAATTTGATACCTACACGAAGGCAATCTACAAACATAAATTTTACAAAGGAAAAAGCAAATGATACAAAATTACTTAATTATCGGAATGGCAATCTTATTTGCCATCGCATTGGTGCAACTGCATCGTATGTCAAAGGAACAAGAAGAACTCATTGAGAAACTTCAAAACAAGAACCGATTGATTTGGGACTACGAAACGGAACTTCTCGGAATTAGGTCAAGGATTCAAGAAGCCAATGACCGTGCAAAAACTTGGGAACTACAAGCGAACTTTCTAAAAGAACTGAACGATGACAAACCTAAAAGCACTCGTGGTCAAAGCATCAATAAATAACATCATCAAGTGGCGTGTGTACTTCGCTGGACAATTACTTGCGACATTTGAGAATGAGCAAGACGCTATGGAATACGCTGAATTTATAGACAGGCAATGAGCGAACGATACGCATTGATATGGGCAATTGCCATCCTTCGTGATGACTACCAATACACCTGGTTGACGATATCGAAGAAGATGGGATATTCTATGACAAAGGTCATCCATTTGTACAACCAAGCGAAGCCACACTATAATTTGGAACAACCGAAGTAATTCGCTATATTTGTAAGAGTGATTGACAAATGCGGGTTTGTCTATAATCAAAACTTTTTGCCTTCCTGATAGATGTGTTCCCGTAAACCTTCTATCTCGAAGGCTTTTTTTATGCAAAAAAATGGGAACACAACAAATAGAAAATTGGAAGGCAATTGCGGAATGCAATGGTGAGTACCACATCTCCAGTCACGGGAGAATTAAGAGCTACAAATGTGGCAAGGAACGAATTATGAAACCATATACAACTGCTACGGGGTATTTAAGAATTGGAATTTTGGTAAATGACAAACAGAAAATGCATAAGATTCACCGCTTAGTTGCAAATGCATTTATTCAAAACATTGACAACAAACCTGATATAAACCATAAAGACGGAATTAAGACAAATAATCACATTGACAATCTGGAATGGGTGACACGAAAGGAGAATATACAACACGCTTGGCAAAATGGACTTTGTGAATCTATAAGATTTGCAAGATCAAAGCCAGTTATTGATATTCTTACAAATAAAAAATACGATTCTTTAACACAAGCTTGTATTGATACCAATGAATCATACAACTGTCACGCACTAAGATATCGTTACAACTCAAAACTTCAAAGATTCTTTTACTTATGAGCAAAGATCCGGCATTCTTATTTTATTCATCCGACTTCTTGACGGGTACTTTGCTGATGTCAATGGAACAAAAAGGTAAGTTCATCACCTTGCTTTGTGTCCAGCATCAAAAAGGTCATATGTCAGAACGAGATATGTTGCAGATATGCGGAACATATGATGAAGATATCTTTGATAAATTCCAAACGGATTCAGATGGCAAGTTCTTCAATGAGAGATTAAAGGAAGAAATTGACAAACGAAAATCCTATTCAGAATCAAGACGAAATAATCGTAAAAAGAAAGATGATGTGATTATCATATCTGATACATATGTTCAACATATGGAAAATGAAAATGAAAATGAAAATATAATTGAAAATAAAAAGGTATCAAGATTTGAAAAACCAACTTTATCAGAGTTAAAAACCTATATGTTAGAAATCGGAATGAATGATGTATCCGAGAAATGGTTTGACTATTATGAAAGTAACGGTTGGCTTGTAGGTAAAAACAAAATGAAGAACTGGAGAGCAGCGGTTCGTACTTGGAAAAATAATAATCTTTCAAATAATGTAAGTAGTCCACAAATTGTTCACCGAAAAGTGTTTAACTTGCAAGAATATGACGAACGAACTTGAGGACTACATAATTGGTCAACTACTATTCTACGATCAAACACGGGCAATGTTGCCGAGAATAAAATCGCAATGGTTTGAAGACAACCTAAACAAACGCATTGTTGAATCAATGTTGGAGATGTACATCAACAACGATGAGATTGATGTGCTGACATTAGGCAAGAAGTTCAGCCGTGCTGAGATGGTCACTATCGTCAAACTCACGCAGAATGTTTATGGGATGCCAAACATCAGCAGTCACCTTCCAGCACTTGAACACAAGTACCTGAAAAAACAATTCATTGAGAACATCACCAACTTAGATTTGACTTCGGACTTGAAAGAGATTCTTACCAATGTTCAGACAATGGTAGACAACACCAAGTTTACAACCATCAATGATCCGGTCACGATTACCCAAGTTACCAACAAGACCGTTGATGCTATTATTGAGGCGGTGCAAAGAGGTGATAAGCTCACGGGAAGACCAACGGGATGGGCAGGACTTGACCGGGTATTGGGTGGATGGAACAATGGTGATTTGATTGTAATGGCTGCAAGACCTGGTCAAGGTAAAACAGCACTCGCTTTGTCGCTGATGTATGACTTTGCCAAGATTGGTGGTAAGGGATTGTTCTTGTCGCTGGAGATGAGCAATGAGCAATTGGTAAAAAGATACTTATCCCTGATCACCGACCTTGCCAATTGGAAGATTCGCAATGCAAACCTTCGGGAGTTTGAAGTTCAGCAACTAATCAATTCAGCCAACAATCAGACGGTGCAATTCTACATTGACGATGATCCGAATTGCAGTATCCAACAAATCAAATCCAAAGCCAAGATTCACAAAGCAAAACACGGACTTGAACTTTTGGTGATTGATTACATCCAGTTGATCAAAGGAACAAAAACAAACCGAGAACAAGAGATTGCAGAGATATCAAGAAACCTAAAATTGCTTTCTAAGGAGTTAAACATCACAGTCATAGTGTTGGCTCAGTTGTCACGCAAATGTGAGGAGAGAGCGGATAAAAGACCTATGCTGAGCGATATCCGTGAGAGTGGAAGTATTGAACAAGATGCGGATGTTGTGATGTTCCCATTTCGCCCGGCATACTATTCAGGTGAGAAGCTGCAAGAAGAAGAAGCCGAACTGATTATCGCAAAGAATCGTCACGGGGAATGCTACACAATACCAACTACATTCATCGGTGAACGCACAATGTATCAAGAACGACTATGAGAACGATTAAATTATCAAATGCAATCATTGAAGATGAATACACAAAATATGTTTGTGAATCATTTGACATTCAAGACACAACAAAAACGCTTGTTGAAATTCCAATAAATTTAGATGAGTGCAAAAGTTTTGATTGGCAGATTGGCGTTGTTTATGGTGGAAGTGGAAGTGGTAAAACAACGATACTCAAAAATTTTGGCACAATCAAAGAAGTTGAATTTGATTCCAAAAAAGCATTGATTTCAAATTTTGATTGGTTATCTCCAAGTGATGCTTCAATACTTTTGGGTGCTATGGGATTGTCCAGTATTCCAACTTGGTTAAGACCATTTCAAGTGTTATCAAATGGGGAACAATATCGTGCAAAATTGGCTTATTTAATAGGGAGTGCAAAAGAGAATGAAACAATTCTTGTTGATGAATTCACAAGTGTTGTTGATCGTGAGGTTGCAAAGGCAATGTCATTTTCATTGCAAAAGTATATTCGCAAAACAAATAAAAAAATCATTGTCGCAAGTTGTCACTTTGATATAATGGATTGGTTGTTGCCTAATTGGACATATTCACCATTGAAGGAGCGTGTTGAAAGACACGACTATCTTCGGCAATCAAGACCAAAAATCAATCTACAAGTTAGTCGGTGCGAATCAAAAACTTATGACTTGTTCAAAAAGCATCACTATATGACACAGGCAGTCAACAAAGCGTTCAAATTTCTTCTGTTTGAATGGAATGAAAAACCTATTGCAATTGCGGTGATTGGTATGCAGACATCCGGTGGAATATCAAATGCTTATAGAGATAGTCGGATTGTGGTTTTGCCAGATTATCAAGGTTTAGGAATTGGAACAAGTGTAAGTAATTTCATTGGAGGTATTTGTAAAAACATTGGGTATCGTTATTTCACGAAAACAATTCATCCAGCATTGGGTGAGTATAGAAATTCACACTTGTCACTTTGGAAACCGACAATGTACAATGGTAAGCAAAGAGATAAAAAACGAGAGGATAAAAAATACTTAAACTATCAATTTAGAAAATCATATTGCCACGAATACATAGGGGAAAGTATAAGTGGTTATGAAGAATTATTATTACCAATAAATGAAATGAGAAACAAAAACAAAATTACATTATTTTAATTA